TTGTGGATGGAGTGATCACAATTCCAAATTGGGGTAAGTACCAGACGCTTGATCAGCTTGATAATAAAAAGGCTTACATGAAGGATTACATGAGAGATTACAGGGAAAAACAGAAGAGGTTAACAGGTGGTGTTAATAATAAGTCTGATGTAAATGGTTGTAAAACTAACAGTAAAGCTAATGTTAGCCGTACAGATATAGAAATAGATATAGAGAAAGAGAGTAAAAAGAAAAATACAAAAGAAAAAGGCGGGGAGACAGCACCAAAGTCTGAACCAGTGTACAGCGATGATCCAGAGCTTAATGATGCCATAGTGGAGTTCATCAAGTTCCGTAAGGGAATCAAGAAACCTATGAGTGACAGGGCCATAACGCTGATGATGAACAAGCTGGAGTCGTTATCTCACGATAAGAATGAACAGGTACAGATTCTCAATCAGTCGATAATGCAGGGATGGACAGGCCTATATGCGCTTAAGGATGACGGTAAGAGCCGAGGTCAGCCACGGAACGTGAATCCAAATGGATTTGCAAACTTTAAGCAGACTGATAATACAGAGCAGCTTAGTCAGCTTGAGAAGATGCTTGCTGATGAGCTGAACAATAAATAATTAACACACGAAAGGAGCCGAACCTCCGGCCGGGGTAATGCTATAGCGGGTTCCTGAGAAGTGAATGACATATAGAGAGTTTTTAGAGAGCAAGATAGAGCTTGCTACTGACAGCGGCTTTGAGGTCGATAAGAGCCGCATAAATAAAGCTCTAAAGCCACATCAGGGTGATGCGGTGGCATGGGCGCTGAAGGGTGGACGTAGAGCCTTGTTTGAGTCGTTCGGACTTGGCAAGACTGCACAGGAAATTGAATTCTGTCATCAGGCAGCAGAACATACAGGTGGTAGAGCATTGATTGTATTACCGCTTGGAGTTAAACAGGAGTTTACAAGGGATGCTGTGGAGCTCCTGGGCTATGAGAAGCCAGAATATTGCCGAACCATGGAAGAGGTTGAGGCAAGCACAAGTCAGATCGTTCTGACGAACTATGAGAGAGTGAGAGACGGTGATATAGATCCAGCGTACTTCGACGCAACGTCACTGGATGAAGCAAGTGTACTCCGGAGCTTTGGAAGTAAGACATATCAGACATTCTTGGATAAATTCAAGAACGTTCCATATAAGCTCGTAGCAACGGCTACACCATCGCCGAATAAGTACAAGGAGCTTATACACTATGCCGGATATCTGGAAGTCATGGACACAGGACAGGCACTTACAAGATTCTTCCAGAGGGATTCAACAAAGGCAAATAACCTGACACTGTACCCAAACATGGAAGATGAGTTCTGGCTATGGGTTTCCAGTTGGGCATTGTTCATCACAAAGCCATCGGATCTCAATCCAGATTATTCCGATGATGGTTATGTAC